TGATCATAATAAAACTCTGATTTAGTAAATAGTAATGCACAAATCAACCACCAAATAACTATAATTATAGGCAAGTTGCTGATTGATTTGTGTAAAAATTTCATTACGGTCTTGGGTCTCTAGGTTTTGGCAAACCGATTTCTTCAGCAAATGCATTTGGTTTTGTAATAGCTAGTTTTTTACTAAAAGCCGTCCATATCAAACCTATAACCAAAACAACTTTTGTAACTTTTGGTGATACCCCTAATTCAGAAAGCAATCCTGAGTTTTCAGCTAAAATTCCATAAAGAGAGTCTAATAAAGCCCCTAATGTCACTAGCCATGTAATAAATTGTGTTTTCATGTTTATTTGTGTTTAATTATTAATTATGGATATACTTCTATTTTTACCCAAGAGTCAGCACTAAAAATAGTGTCGGCAGATACATTTGATGCGTTCCAAGACACCAATTGTACTGTATTTATACTACCACCTGGAGAAGCTCCAACAGACGTAGTGGGCTGGCCTGATCCTCTGGCTAGATACGCTTGTATTACCGTTTTTGATGTCGTAAAGGCTCCAGCTAATGTTCCGGTATATACACCTGCTAGCGCTCTTGTCCAAACTATCGTCCCACCTAAAGTATTTTTTAACACTGTGGCTACTGGCGCATTTGTACCTGATTGAGTTATTAAGGCTACATATTCTAAAGGTTGTGCCGAGCCAGCCGATAAAATACCTGTTGAACTCGCTACAACTTGACGTGTTCCTGTTCCCGTTAAGGCGGCATTGCTTATTGATCCGTCCTCTCGTATAACAAGAGCATTAGCATTATATCCCGACCCTCTAGTGTCGAAGACTATAGAGCCTCTACCTGTAGCCGTACCCCTAACAAAAGACATTACTCCACCTACGTTTTCACCTGTAGTCCCCCCAGTTAACTGCCCTGTAACGTTGGTAGATATTGCTGTAGGGTGTTCAAACTTAAGCATGCCGCCCGATGAAGTTCCCGATATTTTAACAGCTCCTATAACGTCTATTTTTTCAGAAGGTATATCTTTTCCAAAACCAGTATTTCCACTAGGTAAAACAGTAATAAGTCTTTGATTAAAATTTGAAATACCTAGAATAGGACGATTAACTACAATCGCACTCGTGACTCCGCTATTGCCTAATCTATTGCTTTGTATAAGCGTTAGAGGTATATTTCCGACATCGCTATTTTGGGCTACTTGAGACATTACGCATAGAGAAGATGAACTGTTTACGTTATAGCCCATTAAAGCATAACCCGTATTTACAACCCCCTCTATATCGTTTGACCCCATAGCAATTCCTTGAGGCATTGTCACCCCTACATCAGGAGTAAAGTTTGTAAAAGCGTTTATTGCAGCCGTTTTTTGAGTAGAAAAAGCCTCAATTTTAACTCCAATTTGTGAAGAATTGCCTCCAATAGATATAGATCCTGTTCTCTGTATAGGAGCAGTTTTAGTATTTCCAGCGTCTGTTGTCGTGCCTGACAGGTAAAAGTTTGAAGTTGCAGACGTAACCGTTTTTGTAACGTAGGTTAATGATGTAGAATTATATACCCATCCCGAAGCGTCTAGCCCTATATAAAGATTGTTTACATCTGTTTTTAAGCCGTTATCGTTTACTGTTGGCGGGTTGTTTAAATCAAAAATTGTTGCACTATTTGGATTATTATTGTTTACATAAACTATTTTAGAATAGTTAACAGGGATTGCTGCGTTTAAATTATTTAAAGCGTCTGTAGTTGTAGCGCCTGCAACAGTAGAAAGGTTCTGAACTGCAGAAGTATTCAAAGGCACAGGCACGTCAATATACGAATTATAAGAAGTTCCTAAATACAATTTCTCTGTAATATTTGACGCTGCTGTGCCTACTTTTTCAGCTGATATATGATAACGCACCCTTTCACCAACATTAATTGTAAAAGGGAATTCTATCGTATTGCTTACGGGTACATTTGTAACGCTCCCATCTGCCAAGGTTAATAATCCTGAATCTAAAATAGTTATAACAGTAACGCCTAAATCCCCAGTAACCGCTCCTGATATTCCAGAAGCAATTGGAGTTCCTGCGTTATTGCATTTGTAAACTTCTACGGTAAAACGTTGTTGCGCGCTATTTGGAGAAGCGCTTACAGATAGATTCCCAGCATAAATACCTTTTGGAAATGTCGTAATAGCCACATAAGCATCTCCTATGATATCCTGCGTAAAATACTTTTTTTGATTATCATCATTTATTACAGATTGTTCAGCACTTGCAATAACCCCTTTATTTGTGAAATTAGTTTTGTAAAAAGTGCCTGCTGTAATTGTTGTTTGGTCTGCTGTTAGCCATAATCTAGTGGTAATACCTGCTGTAGTGGCTACAATATCTCCAAGAGCATTGTCTACGCCTTGAAAATACCCTTTAATGTTAGGTGTTACAGGTGTGAAATGTGTAACAGGAGGAATAACCGATAACGATATGTTTTCGCCTAGAATCTTGCCTTGAACCCCAGTTGAACTTGTAGTAGTTATAAAATCAGATGTAGTATTTAAAGGCGCTGTTTTGGTTGTAACAGTCCCAAAAGTTGGATTTTGGTATGTTTGACCGTAAATAGATACGGTGCATAATAGTAAAAAAAGTATTTTTTTCATTGTTATATTGGTTTAATTATTGAGTTTATTTCTGGCGCAAATGTAAAAGTAAATGTTGTACCTGTTTGTGTCCAGTCATCATCATTCCATATTACGCCACTTATTGAAACAGCTGTTATTTCTGCATTAACGCCTATGTCGAAAGTGTCTTGTATGCCATCAGCAGTAAATTGAATTTTAGGAACTTTAATTAAGGTATTACCGTCAATAGCCAATTCAACTTTTGCAGGATTATCAATATCGCTAGGCAAACTTACAGGTAAAGAAAGTATAGTTCCTACTAAATACCTGTTACCTATCCATCCTCTAAACTTATCGCCTACTTCCCAATCTAATAATGTTGATTTACCAGCTGTTAATGCATAAAAACCATCGATTATAGTCTCTAAAGCCCCAGTAACGTTTGAGCCTGCAGTGCCTACCCAATTTGAATTTAAAATACCTCCAAGAAGCATATATTCTGTCTGTGTTTGAACAACAAAGCACTTTAGCCCTTGAAATCTACGAGTTGAAGAAATAGCGTCCCTTTCGGCAATAGTAGGTTTTTGAATCCTGTTATCAATCGGTATGCCTGCTAAAACTTCAAAATTATCATTTACCTGCTGTGACATCTATTGAATATAAAAAGTTAGTAAAAAGTTTTGAAACGCACTAGTTACAAAGTTTTGCCTTAACACTCTGTAAAGATAACCATTTATTGAAATATCAGCAAGATATGTATAACTGGTTATTATTTGGCTTTGATATTGATTGCTAATTTGTGTAACGCTGCCTAAACTTGCTAAATGTAAAAAGTAAATATACTTATCTCCAGTATTATTATAAGACACTTGAACTTGGCCAATACTTTCATCTTCGTAGCTTATGGTGTAGTCTTTAAAATTAGCAGTATCATAATCATCAACATCAGTTCCCCAATAATACTTACTAGGATTACCGATAGGACACATCGTTAAATTTTCGCCTGACGATTGCCATCTAAAATCGCCAAATGAATCTGAATTAGAATTTATGTCTTGTGTTTCATATTCTGATTCACCAGTATTTAAACCGTCTAAATCTTTTACGCATCTTGTATTTCCAGTCTCTTGCCAAATAGGGTTAAGAGTGTCGCCGTTCACTATTCCCCCAGGAGCTATATTATCATTGCTAATTTGAGCTAAAGTACATCCTTCCCAATATCCGCGCTTTGAGTTAAAAGAACCCCTTAACATTATAAATTTTACATCTGGAATGTGTTCAAAAGCTATAATATCACCGTATTTATAAGAATCAGATTTAAATTCACAATCAAATAATCTATTAGGCCTGTAATATTGTTGCATTACAGACTTGCATAATATCATTCCAATATCTGTTTTCCCAAATGCATTATTAAACGTATCCCATTTATTTTTTAATCCGCTTACGTTAGTGTAAACTAAAATTCCAGAAACAATTTCAACATCAACAGTATCTCCATTATAAATACGAATGGGGTCTTCTTGAAAAGTATAATTTACGTCTCCATTGGCATAAATATAATCTGTTTTCGGCACTTCTTCATCTGGATTTGGAATATACCCAAGATTTAACCCTGTAAATTGCGGTCTAGGGGTAGCAGGATTTAAAGCAACAGGATATCCGTAATCTTCCATCTTATCTCCATTTTGAATTTTAGCAATGAATGGCGGCCAAGATTTTGATTTTTTTCCATGAATCCCGCAAAGACCATGTATAAAAAAATTTATAGTTCCTAATTTTGGCGGATTTTGAACTCTTAAATTAAAATCATACCACTTTGTATCTGATTGCTCTGATTCTACCCAATTTTTACCGTCAAAAGGCTTTGTAATAAAAAATCTTTCCAACCCTTGAAAATTAGTTAACAAAGATGTTAAACTAGAATTTCCAGGAACGCTAATTTTTTCCCATCCTAAATCATAATCATCATTAAGCACATTTTGCAAAACATAAACATCAGCAACTCCATCAACTAAAACATTGTTTGCAGGATATAATATAGCTCTAAAAACAGGATAAAAAGTAAATTTATCACCTCCTGCTTCTTTATACATATATTTAACCCATCCGTTTAAACTTAATTCTTTTACTTTTTGATCTATAACTATATCTTTCTGTATAAAAGCAGCCCAAACAGCTGGGTACGGGTCTGTATTTGGAGTGTTTGCATTTCCGTATTGTATAGATGTTTCCAAAGAGTTTGTATTTCCTTCCGTATCTTCAACGTCTCCTGCGCCCAATGTATTTACTCGGCCTCTAGGATACCATTTTCCAGCATATTCAATCCATCTTTCCCAATTAGGAGGAGCTTCCAATTCTCCATATTGCTCAAAAGGCAAAGCAAAATTTCCGTTTTGTAATAAATTAATTGGACTGTCTCCTGTCCTAATAAAAGTATAATCATAATTTACACGAAATTGTTTATAAACATTATCCATTCTAACATCAGCGTCATTATCTTTTAAGAAAATATCTTTGTTAGAACACGGAATAATAACTTCTGTTTTCGCCAATTCTCTACCTAAATAACCAGCCGTGTTATTATATTTTTTCCAATAGTAATCATCTACCACTGGTTGATACGGAGTTATGCTTATAATTGACCCTGCTGAATTTACTTCAATCAATTTATTTAAGCCTTTAATTAAGTAAAACCCAGCTATTGACGTAACGGTTAAAGCGGTGTTACTGTAAGCTTTGTCGTTAACCGATACTTGATTGAAAAAGCTATAAAATAAAACCGTAGTGTCTAAATTAATATCTCTACTAGCAGAATAATACGCTTCATATTCCCATAAATACTCGCTTAATTGGTTAGGATTAGTGCCTACAAAAGAATCGCTTTCAGTAGTATATGGACTGGCAATAATACTATCTGCATGAATGCTTTTAAACCTCCAAACTCCCGATTGCTGATACAAACGAGCGCCCCAAATATTACATATATTTTCGGTTATTTTTTTACAATCCCAAGCTTCGTTTACATCTTCAAAATATGCTACATCTTCTCTATCTGTATCATTTATATAAGTTTTTACATTTATGTATGAAATAGACAAAGGATCAGAATCACGTGAATCAGTATTCAGAAGTAACATTGTTTGCTCGTAATAATCAACTAATGTCCATAAGTCAATTGATAAATCTAGCTTTCGTAATATCTCAGTAAGCACCAATATAAATGGAAATTGCTCACCGTTATTATATCCGAAATCTTGAAATCCGTAAAATTGATTGTTATCTGTTTTAAATAAAATGCCGTCTAAAGTAGAAAGGCCGTCTCTAGCGGTCAATACAGCATCATACTTGCCTCCTTTTAAATTATAGTCAAATCCATCAGGAATAATATAACCAGACCACTCCAAAATACTTTCAATCGTGTATTTAACCAAAAAAGTACGCTCGTTACTTGTCCATAGTTCAGATAAACTTAAAACAGCATCATCAAAAACTAAATTAATACTTGCCTCACTTTCAATAATAGCTTTAAATTTAAAATCATCGCTATTATCATAAGCAACTACAAAAGGCTCTTCTTGCCCTACTAATTCAATAGGTGCGCCAATAAAATCATCTTCTTGGATTGAAACTCTACAAGCTTCTCCTAAAGGATTGCAAAACGATATAAAATATTTTTCAAAGTACGCCATTATCTTTTCTTTTCTGCACGTTTTAATAATAATAAAAGATCATCGCCTCTTACCTTAGATTCAAAGTTAAAGATACTACTTTGTCTATTACTTTGCAAACTATTAGCATTTCCATTAGCTACAGCCATTAACATATTTGCTTGTTGTTGGCTATTTAAAACCGCCTCTCCGCTATTTAGCATCGCTGGAATTTTATCACCCGTATAAGAACCGCCTGGAACAACTCCACCGTGAGCAAATTTAATTCCTGCAAATGAAGCCGCAATAAACCCGATTGCAGCACCTACCAAAGCAGGCAATACGAATGCTGCTGCAGGACCTGTTGCCGCTGCTGTTTCTGTAGCTGCTACAACGGCGTTACCTGTTGCAACTGCGGAATCAGTAGCCAAACTTGTTCCTGCAACTGCTTGTTTAGCTATTAATCCAGCTAATTGCGCCGCAGCAACTTGCGCTAATCCCTGAATAACACTTCCGACAAATGCATCTAAGGCTGAATTACCAGTTTCTAATGAAGAAGCTAATTCTCCAGCTAAAACATTAATTGCGGATCCTGCGCCATCAGCAAAAATTTGCGTTTGCTCTTTAGCTATTTCTAGTCTTTTTGCGTAATCGGAGAAATTAAAACCTTCGTCCACTACTTGAAAAGGTATGTCTAATTTTATAGGGTCTATTTTACCTTTAAGCTTATCTCCAAATTGCTTATTAAAAGCATCGGCATTTCTTTTAACCTCTTCGTCTATAGTCTCAAAATTAGGAAGTGCAGTAACTTTTGGCGTTAAATCTATTTTAGCATCTTTAACTTTTGCAATAGGAGCGTCAAATTCTAAAGGCAAAGCAGTTTTTGTTTCCTCGCCTATTTTTAATCCTAATTTATAAGCCTCACCGTTTATCCTGCCTAAATCTTTATATTTTTGAGATAAATTTTCTAATGAGTTAAAGTCTATAAAATCAGAAGCTGTTATAGGTGCTTTTTTAACGCTATTTAAGTATCTTAATAAAGCTCCAGTACCGCCTTTGATAGCATTTTGAAAATCATCTACCTGATCAATTGGTATTTCAAAAGTTTTAACAGCTTTGTTTAATTGCTTTTGAATATCTGTGAATATCTTTATTTGCTCAACCGCTTTTTCATCCAATAAAGAACCGTAAGCCTTTGCTCTAGCCTGTGCTAACAAAGCAGTGGTTACATTGTTTATAACTCCAGACAAATCACCATAAAGCACTTGCTCGTCGCTAAGGTCTTTTAAATAGTAAGGAGCAATATCTCTTAATTTTTTAACTGCAATAAGCCTGTTTTCTAAAGGAATGGTTGCGTCTTGCGCTGCATCTGCATAAGCCTTAAAAGAAGATATTTGACCAGAAGCACTCTTTGCCGCTTCCTCATTTGCTTTTTCAATAGAATTGCCAAATTCATCAAAAGTACCTGTTAACTTATCGAATACATCGCCAACCGTAAGCCCATTTTGAGTCATATAAGTCAATCCTGTTGTAAGTAATGACACTGCAAGTAATATGCCTCCGCTACCTACAATTGAACCTGCCATAGCTTTTAACGCACCTCCTGCTGATCCTGTAGATTTTTGTAAATGTCCGAATGCCTCAACAGTTGCTGTGATATTATTACCTATACCTATAATTCCATAAGGAGCATCTTGCGCAATTCGTGAAAATTGCATAAGAGCATTACCCCCATCTGTTACTTTTTTACCAGATGATGCAAATGTACCTCCTAAATCCTTTTGGTCTTTTTTTAGAATTACTAATTCTTTGCGTAAATCAGCAGTTGCAATAGCAGCTTCTTTTTCGTCTCTTTTTAGATTTGATAATTGTTTTGAATAATCTTTTGATGAAACAGAACCCTCTTTATAGGCTTTATTTAAATCATCGATAGCTTTTTTATATCCATTTGTAACAGCTATATTATCAGCTAATTCCTTAGATGTCTTTTCAATGGATGCAGTATATTCAGCCTGTAGTTTTTCGGCTTGTTTTAGCGACTTTTCAAGAGCTGATACATCGCCTATAATTTGAACTTCTAATACGTTAGGCATCTTTTTTGAATTGTTTAAAAATTTCTAAAGCACGTGTATCGCTTATTTTACTCGTTTGTTTGTCGCTAGGGAGGGGCATCCATTTAGTAATTGGAGGCAACTTCCTTTTTGTTTTTACTGTACTTGCGATGGTATATGCAATCAGTCTTGTTTGCTCCAATCCTTTGTAATATTTATTCATGTATCCATTGCAGGCGTAATGAAATTCTAAAGGACTCATGCAATAATATTCATGTGGTGTTAATTCTAATTCACCAAAGGCAAACTCTAAACTGTCGCTTTCTTTGTAGGTTTCACTACTTTTTTTTTACCTTCTTCTTGTGGTAAATTAAGTCCCATATGTTCTTTAAACACCTCCCAAATTTCCAGCCATACAGGAATTAATGTTTCGTCTGGCTCGTCTGCTACCCATTCATTAATATTAACCAAATAATCTGGTTTAGAAATATCTTTTGCTAAATAATAACCTTTAACGCCACATTTAATTAAGTCAGTTAAAACGATTAAATAATTGTCTTTTAACTTTTCCATTAAAACAGTCATTACTGTAGTAATATCAGCGCCATACATTTTTTGTAATTCAGCCGAAGCGAAATTATTAAACCAAAGGGGTACTTCTACCCCGTTTAATTTAATTTCAATTTTCTTATTTAACATATATTATGTTGTTGGAATGTTAAAAATTTCACCACTTCCTGTGATAGTTACATCAGTTCTGAACACATCACCGCTATCAAACTGCTCTCCTAAATCTGAAACATAACCACGTCCCATTCTATAATAATCAAAATCAGAGAGGTTAATGCTTTCGATTTTGAATTGTCGTAATTCTCCATCCGCATCGTATTCGTCGTCTTTCCACAACGAAAAAACCTCATCATAAGAAATAAATCCTGTTTGCGGTACTTTTGGAATTACCATAGTATTTGAAAAACTCCAAGACTTATCTCCAGGCAAGTTTTTTGCAAAACTACCTTCGCATTTATTTGATATTGTTATTGTATCAGTTGAACCGCTAAATCCATCTGACTCTGAACAACCTAAAATTAGCCAATCTGGGGATGAATCAGTACCCATATTTACGCTAATCATTACCTCTTTCGCTAATATTTCTGCCATTGTTTTATAATTTAATGATTAAAAAATTGTATGTTAATAATTTTCTGTAGATATAATACATATTGTTTTTATCTGTCAAATCGCTGTCACTACCTCTGTTGGTATTTCCTAATTGATATCCATAACTTGAAAGGTCAATATCTTCAAAAGTATCAGGATTTACAATATTTTCAACTTGTTCTGCAATATCCTCGGCATCGCTTCTGCCTATTGGATCAGTACTTCCCGTCACAATATCGATTAAAATAGACGAATTATAACGCTTGCGTCGCTTTATCGATAATTGATTACTTGTTTGACTAGATAATAAGATGTAAGGGTAAGGTATTCCGTCAGGCAAAGCGAAAGCATCGAATATAGGCACAGGTAACGCATTAAATAATACGTTTCCGTCTAATGCTGTGTAATATGCGCTCCTAACCGCCTTACTTAATTCCATCTAAATCTAATTTATTTAGTTCTTCAATCATCTTTGTCGTATGCTTTTTGAATGCGGGGATTAAAAAAGGTCTTGGATATAAATTTACTTGCTTAATTCCTGCGCCTTTGAACTTCATTGCATAATCTTCTAATCCTTCTGGCACATCAACTAATCCGCCTGTCCCAAACTCCATATAAGGAGCGTATTTTACAGGCGTCCCAACAATACCGTTTAATCCATCAACCTCGCCGTTAATAGAGCTTTTTAATACACCTAAATCAACTGGTGTTAATGATGTAGCCTCTGTTTCGATATTCTGAATAGTTTCGGTAAGTATATCAATATATTCATCTTTATACTTTTCAGCAAATTTTGTAAAGAACGTTTTATTTTGTTTAACTCGTACTTTCATTTCGTTGTGATGTTTCCATTTCTGAATTGCAATAAATATCGATCTGAGTTCTTAAAGCATCAACTTTTATATTGTTAACGGTAAAATCAAAGCCCCTCCATATCATTCTATCGGCATTTAAAACAGGAAAATCTGGTCTATAACGTATTTTAAAATGAACGTAATTAACTGTGTTTTCCTGATTAGCTATTAACTGAGGATTAGAACGTTCTTCAACAACTGCCGCAAATGTATCTAAAAATGAAGTGTATGTAGATGTAAATCCTCCGCTTCCATTTGGAGTTCGTGTAGGTCTTGAAAATATTAGTTTCTCTCTTAAATCTCCTGCTCTTATCATAGCAATGTTATGTTTCGATACGGATTTAACATTGTTTTAGCCTCGTCTTGCAATGCCTGTGCGCTATATTTGGTATCGTTTACGTTTTCACGGTTAACATACAGACCTGCAGCATAACGACATATAGCAATTCTAATGCAATCATCAATCCAATCTAAAGTAGTAAATTCAATATCAATATCAGTTCCGCCTTCTTTTAAAATATCACCTTTGTTTGTAAATCCTGTCGTGCTAACCAAATCAACTTTCCCATGCATTAATCGATAGTTTTTAGGTAAAGACAAAGCGGTTAATCCAATTGTTTTAATTCCAAAACTAAGCTGCGACCATTGTTCCAAAGCTTGTCTTGCTGATTTAATATAGGTTTCACATAAAGTATCATCTGTATCAAAATCAATCCTTGCGTGTTGCTTAAAGAAGTATAAATCAACTGGCTCAGCAGTTAAGTCTGTAACGACTATATACTGAACACCGCTAGCAATTAATGGAACACTTCCAACACAGCCAAGTTTATCTATATTTTTGTAGTAATCCATTGCGTGATATTAAAAAAGCCCCTCTGTTGTAGAGAGGCTTTTGTTTATAAATTTAAATCTACTATGTAGTAGCTAAATCAATTTTGATTACCGCTTTTTCATCGTAAACCAAGAAAGCTACTCTTTCCTCAGCTCTGAACGTAACTAAGTTTTTGATAACGTTGTCACGATCTTCTTCAAAAGCTCTAACTTCTGGAGACATACGGCTGATAAACTCAGTTGCATTTCCATCGATTACATAAGCAGTTCCTGCTGTGATACCTGGAGTTGAAACAACTGGCACACCGCCGATATATAATTGACCTCCAATAACAGCTACAACTCCAATAGGCGCATCATACTCACCAGACCCAGACGCTTTGTTAAGGTTGATGTATTTAACCGCATCACGGTTATTCATCAAAATAACAGTAGGATTGTAATAATTGTCTTTTAATTGACCGAACGCAGCATCTACAATCATTTCTAATTGATTTGTTGCATCACCATCATAAGGAGTAGAAGCAGTGTCTAAAGCAGCTAAAATCAAAGTATTTTCAGCAACCCAAAGACCTTTTCTACCTGTAGTTAATGTACGGGCAATATAAGAACGTAACCACTCTACATCATCAAGCATTTCACGTTTAACACGCGTAATACCAGCAATCCATTGAACGATTACAGTAGCATCGTCAAATAACGGTGCTTCTCCTGGCTTAGCTGTCAAAGACGCGTTTGCAGGCGACCCATCCCAAATTGCAGCAGCTCCAACTTCTCCGTTTTCAACTAAATAATGGATTACTCCTTTAGTAGTAGTTGAGTTGGGAAATAAGTTTCTTAACCAAATCGGCATAAATGGGAACTCATGTAAGCCACGTCTTTCAGATGCAGCAATATCATAAGAATCACCAGACCAGTTAGCAGGATCTAAATCCTCAGCAGCCTTTGTCAAAACAAAAGTTCCTTCACTAACTTGTTTGTTCATTAATTTTGCAAGTGTTTCTTTGTTTTCTTCCAAAGAACCTCCAACAATATCCATGAATGATTTTCTTTCGCCTGATTTCGCTTGTAAGCTGTTTTTCTTAAGTTCTAAGATTGTTTGCTCCAAACCTGACATTTTTGCTTTTAAAGCTGTTTCAACATCTTCTGCTGATTGATAACCTTTGCTTTCAATTACTTGTGTAATCGCAGCCTTTGCGCTTTCAAATTGGGTTTTAAAATCTTCTCCGATTTTACCCTCTAAACCTTTGAAACCTGCATCAACGATATCTTGGATATCTTTTGTTTCTATTGCCATTTTGTAAATGATTTAAGTAGTGTTTCTTTTATTTGTTCGTCGGTCGGCTTGTCTATTAGGGTGTCAGATTCTAACGGCTCTTTGTTTTCAAGTGACTTTAATATTGTTTCTAATTGTAGTTTTCGTGTATCGGAATAATCAAGGTTGTAAGCCTTTGTAATAAGTTCCATGATTCCGTAGTATGACTTTATATTTTTAATATCTTGTACTACTGCCATTTCATTAGCTGCCCAAGATGATAAAAACGAATATTCCCATAATTTATACTCAGAAATAATGCTTCGGTTCTTTTCGTCACGCTTAACTACTTCGTAGCCTATAGATAATTCAGCATTTAAACCGTTATCTTTCAGTAACTGAATATCGGTAAACATGTCACGGCTAACTTCTTTTTGAAGATTAAACTTAGTAGTTGTAAGAAGTCCGTAATTGTCGTTTGTGTCAATTTCTAATGGAATTCCCAAAGCAATAGTACTAATGTGATCCTTTAAAACACGAATACGTTTAAAGTTTTCCTTAGCGGTTTTATTAAAACTTCCTTTAGCTGAGATATCTCCATCGCTGTCTTTGAAGTCGTAAGCGTTGGCATAAGCCTTAACGATTCCTTGTTTTTCGTCAAAGTCTTTTAGCTCGTATGATATTTGTTTAAATTCCATGTTGTAAATTTACTAATAATAACTTTCTTTGATAAAAAAACAGTAACGGTGTATTTATGTATTAATATTTTTATTATATTTGTTGAAACTTATAAAATATATATAAATTTATGAAATCAGAAATGGAATTATTAGATAAAAAATCTTTTCCAAAACCAATGAAGTTAAATTCAGACAAATTGGTAATAGTTTTTTTTGAACAAGCCGAACAAGGAATGGTTGTTTATTCAGAAAGCACAGAAGAACTAGAGTGTTTGGGTAATTTTAATTTAAGTTGGAATATGAGCAATTTTCAAGATTTTCACGGAAAAATAACATTATCTAATTAATATTATGAACCAAAACGAAGCAATAGAAAAAATAATCAGCGAGCCAAAGTTTTATATTGGAAAGCTTCCGCAGTCAACAGCATCTAATTTCGTTGCGAGTTGGCGTAAAGGAATGAGCAAACAAAGCACAATTGATTCGTTCCTGCAGTTATTCGGATATGTAAAAGTAAAAGATGCCGAATACACGCTACAATTAGAAGGCAAACCAAGTAATTTGAAAACGAAAGATGTTTTTAAATGTAAAAATTGCGGCAATACAGATATAGAGCGTTAAATAGGAACAAAGCAAGATTATTGCAAAGATTGCTGGACGCCTAGGCATTAAAATATTAAACAATTAATTTTGAAAAGAAATGAAATGAGTAAGTTTAAAATGATTTTAGATATTTTTTTAAACAGGAAAGAATATATAGAAAAAATACAGCCTTCTTTTGTAGCTGAGAAGAAATTAGATGTAGTATCTTTTTTAGGACGTGTAGTTGTTCCAAAAGAAAATACAGGTGTTTTTAGTGACGAAATATATTTTAAGCAAGCTATTAAAAACTTATTAATAGATGAAAATGTTTATGAATTGTTTGAAAAAATAAAATTCGATAATCAAAGTAATAATGATTTTTTACACGATAAAGTTAAAACCATTTATGAAGTTAAATTAAATATTTTAAAACCATGAAAAAACAATTCACAGAAAAAGACTTAGTAGATTTTGGTAATTACTTAATGTCAAATGAGAGAAAAAGAACAATCAAAACCAAAGAGAATATAAAACAGGTTCACGATTGCGATATTGCTAATTTTAAAGATAGGTCTACCAAATCGCACAATTCTTAATTTGATTAAAACAACCGATACGGGTATCTCGAAAGAGGAAACAGAACTTTAATGTTTTAAACCTAACTATTAATTTAGTTAGGTTTTTTTAAATAATATAATCTATTCCCATATAGCATTAACCTTAATCTCGGTCAATGTAGGTCTTTTTTTTTGATAGACTACAACTGACGTTATTTCAGAATTGCACTGACATCCTTCCCAGCGTTCAAGAGTACACTCCCAATGATCGCCTTTAAATCTTAAATGTTTAGCGGAGTATTTCATTAAAATATAGCTTTAAATATTACATACCACACTCTAAAATGATAAGTAAGGCATAATTTACCATTTACATATTCTTCTTTTACTTTGTAATATATTGTGTTTTTTGGTTTCATCTTACATACGGTATCAATTCCTTACTATTCATATTCTTTCTAAAATGAATGCCTCCAGAATGTAAAAGTGTACGCATTTCAACTTTATCAAAACTTCGTGCTATTTCTCTTTTCTGGTCCATACAGTACAATAAATTCGAACTGTTCTCTACATCCATAAATATTGATTCCGTTAACCCTGCGTTATAAATACGCCTTGAAAAGTCAACGTGTTCGTATTTTCCTAATCCATAATTCCAATCAAAACCGCCAATTATATCAATGCATTTACGCGTTACATATAACATGCATCCATTGCCTAAAGTATGATATTTAAACCCTTCTTTGCGCTTGAATGCAGTCAAAAATGTATAACATAAATGCTCTTTTCCAGAATTAATATAAGGCAAATACCAATCGTCAGATATTGGGTAAGTATCATCATCAAATAAAAAAATATGGTCGTATTTAGCTAGTTCTAAGCATTTGTTTTTAGCTGCTGGAATTCCTGCCCTTTTGAAAAAGCGATAATCTACACTACAATATTGATTATCAGATGCATCATCTACTACAACTAACTGATATTCACATTTAGTGTGTTCTTCTATTTGAGCTAATACCAAATTAAATGCTTTTGATCTATTCCGTGTAGTTATACAAATACTTATCATACACCCAAATTAAATTTATTCTGGTCGTACTTTTTGTTGAATATTCTGACCTGATTATCTGTTAATTCTTTTCTATCAATTGGCGATACCGTTTTTAATGTCGTAGAGACTAAATGCTGTACAATTGAATTAACCACTAACATAGGTTGTACATCAAATTGTTTGCATTGTTCAATAACGACATCATCGCTACAATAGAAATTTACATCTTCATCAAAACCGCCTATTTTCTCCCATAATGCACGCTCAATCATAAAGCACCAACCAGATAAGTGACGCCCTGTTTTGTCGCCAATAGTGTTTTCAATAATATCTCTTTGTCTTTGGTCACGTGGTTCTTTTGGACTTACTAATGGGTGATTTGCTTTTATTAATTCGTTTAGCCAACCTGGTTTAAATAACAAATCGTTATTAGCTAACATTGCGTAATGTGCCGAACCTTGTTTGATTCCAAAGTTCCCGTAAGCATTATAATTAAATGGAAAATCAGGATATAATGTTTTTGCATTTCTATAAGATACATTCTTTTGACTCTCAACTACAATAATATTAATCTTAATGCCTTTTGAACCTGCTATACATGTATTTATTGTATTTTGAGTCATTAACTGCATTTGTCGGTTCTTAGCAAATGAAATAATCACTACATCGACAACGATAGGCTTTCTACTTTCTACAACATAAGGCGAATCTTCTTGCGCTACAGTTGTTTTTTCGTTGTAATCGTAATGATACAATATTTTGTTTATTTCATGTTGAGTTTTTAAATACGGTTTAAGCATTTTAGAGTAAGCAGAATCTTCACCGTTCTTTATGTTAAGAAACGGTGCTTTTAAAGCGATTTCTTTTTTAACGCAACAAATATGATTTGGAAGTCTGTGATAGGTATCTGTTGTGTTATAGTCCTTAGAGTATTTATTCGAGTAGTAGCAAATCTTTGCCGGTTCTCCATTCAAAGAAACCGAAGCAAGGAACGTAATAACATCGGCATTTGATTCAATTGCATCCAGTAAGCTAGAAATGTATTCAGGTTCTACCCTATCATCGTCATCAACAAATACAATATACTCACCCTGTGCAATATCAATTAGATTGTTTCGCTTACTTCCTAACATTCTTTCTTTACTGTCAATCAGGAATAACACCTCCACGCATTTTTGTTGTTCTATAGATAAAGATTCCAATTGACCATAAAGCATATCCAAACACTTTGGTAAAAATGTATTTCGTCTTTCTGCAACGCTTGGAACTAATATTGATAACTTCATAAATTGTTTTAGTTATATCCTGTTTTTCTAATTAATCTGCCGTTTTCATCTTTCTTATTTTCAAACACAACAATACAACGACAATTTATAGAATTTCCTGCACTCAAACTACTATCACAAGGATAACGAGCCGATTCTAAAGCGCCTGTTTTCATATTCTGTAAAAAGAATAATTGATCCATTTCAACGAAAGGACGGTTTAAAAAGTCTAAGTGTGTCGGTCTAGTTCGTTTATCCATGAAAGGCAACCATTTTTTCAACTTAACATAAGGCGAACTTAAAGCAGCCATATATTTACCTTGATTAGCACTTGTTACAGTTTCAGTCCTTGCAATAGTCAAAGCACGATTTTTATTAAAATCTTTGTCGTCTCTTATCGAGCGAGCGACTTCTCTAGCTCCTAAACCCTCTATAATACCTCTTTCAATCAATACAGCGATTCTTTCTCGTGTTGTTTGTTCTACGCTTGTGATACGTCCAGCAATTCTAACGGTTAAAAAGTCACCTA